GGTGATGATATGAGTATGATGGTGGGTACAGTGCTGAGTGGCTTTGAATATCGAGCGCAAAAAGAAAAGTATGATAACTTATATAAATTCTTCAAAGAAAATGAAAAGAAATATCAATATACAGGCTTTACAAAAGAGGCAATTAACAAGACACAAAACGTTGGATATCAAAATGAATACTTTTATATCACATATTTATCAAGAAACTTAAAAGAATATCGTAAATATTACGAACCGTTGATTCATAAAAATGATAAAGAATTTAAAGAGGGTATGCAACGAGCTAGAAAAGAGTTAGATTATACTGCTAATAGTAATACAGTAGCAACGTTGTTTAGTACGAATGATAAAAAAAATAGAAAAGAAAAGATAAATAATGTAATAGATTTATCCGAGAAAATTGAAAGAACAAAAGATATGCCAATCAAGAATACTATAACTACTCAATTAGGAAATAAACTTATTGGCACAAAAAAAGCTCGTTTTGATGATAAGAAAGTAGTGTCGTTTGGAGCATTTGAAGATGAATAAAATTAATGATAGAGACTTAACAGAATTGAGTAGTTACTGGGTTTATCAAGACATCAATAAAGATAATGATTTTACAGTTAACGGAAAAAGATTTAAGCAGGTTGATGAATATAATGATAATGGAAATAAAAATAAAAAAGGTGCCTCAGATTTAAAAATTTATGAATTGTTGGATGAAAAAGGAAAACCAACTGGTGAACAAACCATGATTTATCAAGGAACATCTAATGAGGCAATAAACCCTAATAATCCATTAAAATCTTTAGATATCGGAGATGATTGGTTACAAAATGCGAAATTAATGGATAATAGTAATAAGTCAACGGATTATCTTAAGCAATCAGACGAATTTGCAGATTTATATAGAGACAAACTAAATGACGCTAATAAATTAAGTAAGTATAACTTTACACAAAAATATGGTGTTAGTCCAAATAATTACAAAAACAAAACCATTGTGGCGGATGGCGGTAATTCGGAAGGCGGTGCAGGAGCAAAATATCAAGGAGCGAAACATCCAAATGAAAAAGTTGTTGCTACTGACCCAGCAATGGTACCTTATGCTGCTTGGCAGAAATTTGCTAGACCACGCTTTGATAATATGATTAGTTTTAATAGTACCAACGATTTATTAACATGGTTACAAGATCCATTCATCAAAGATATGCCAGGAAAACGCGTTAACATTAGTGATGGTGTGCCCAGGTTAGATGCTTTAATAGACAGCCATGTAGGTTATAAAAGGAAGTTAAATAGAAAAGACAACACATACGATACTGTACCACTAATCAAAATTAAGTCGGTAAAAGATACAGAAATTAAAAATGGAAAAAAAGTAAAAAAGACTATTAACATAACATTAGATATGGATGGGCGAATTCCGATAAATGTTTGGACAGGGGATTCGATTGCACGTTCTGGAAGAGGAACTTTAATTAAACTTAATTTAGAAAATCTTGATGCGTTGAGTAAACTGATTACTGGTGAAACTAGTGGTATGTTAGCAGAATGCGTAATCTTTTTAAATGAAAGTTTTAACATCTCAGAAAATGAAAATAAAAATTTTGCAGATAGAAAGCAACAATTATCAGAAGGATTTAAGGATAAGATTAACTTATTTCAATTAGAAGAAATGGAAAGAACTTTAATTAGTAAAATAAACTCACTTGAAGAAGTTGCAGATGAAACAATAGAAAGTATTAGTGCTGTTAAACACTTATTACCTGATTTTGCATTGGATGCATTAAAAGAAAGAATTAATGAGTTGTTTAAAGGTATAAAATCTTTTATAGAAAAAGTGTATGATAGTATAGATAATGAAATTTTAGAAATTTTCAAAAATATAGATCACGACTTCAGAGATGGAGTATCTGAAGAAATGATGAAACATTTGAAAGTAGTGAAACAGAATATAGAGCGAATAAAAAATCAAAATGATATTTATGGTAGGCAAATTGCAGAAATTAGAAGTATTATGAAACAACAAGATGCAACAATTTTAGATGGGAATTTCCAAATTAATTGTAGCGGCGAAAATATGGTACAGGGTCTAGTTATACCTTCTAATTATTTAGGAAGAAAAATGAAAATATTAAAAGACCATATCGATGATGGTATTAAAAAAATAGCAGACTATGTTCAAAGTATATATGATGAATATGCATCGAAAATTGTTGATGTAATAAAATATTTGATTAATACAATTCCCAAAATACGTAAGAATTTAAGACATGCAATTGAAATGTTAAATGTAAAAAAGAAAGAATTTTTGTCCCTGATTCCTAATGTAACTTGTAATTATATTAAAACTAAATTAGAAGAATTAGATAATACTTTAGGCAAATGGGAGCCATTTCTTAATGATTTAAAAGCAGTGTCACCAATTTTAGATAACCATTTAGATGATATTGTTAAGAACATGAAGCCTTTGATTGTACAGATGTTATTTGAACCATCACATTATGATGATATGTTTAATTCAAGAAAAGCTTTAACGCCAGTGTTCTCAAGCGTTTTATAAAGCTTGTAAAAAATATAAGGGCAAAAAAAGGGCAGATTTAAGCTAACTTGGAATGTTTTCGAGTTTTTGAGTTAGTTCTCTATCCATTTTTTCAGTTACATGAGTATATATGCGAATGGTTGTTTTTTCATCTACATGTCCTACCCTTTTCATAATTGCTTTTAAAGAAACATTCATTTCTACTAATAAAGTTATGTGTGTATGTCTAAATGTGTGCGTGGTAACTTTCTTATTCATATTTAAAGCTTTTGTAGTTTTCTTAAGCACACCGGCGATTTGATTATTACATAAAGGATTCCCTTTTTTTGTTGTGAATATGAACCCTCTGTCAACATAGCTCGAATTCCATCTTTTCAACATTTTGTTTTCCAGTATTATCTTTTTAAAAATTTCTACGGTTCTAGAATTGATGCTGATACTTCTTTTTGAACTTATAGTCTTTGTAGTGTCTTTGTATCCGAATCCTTCCTCGTATTTAATGCGGTGAATTGTACCTGTTATATTTATAGTTTTGTTTAATAAATCTATATCTTTTTCCTGCAGTGCTTGTAGTTCTCCTATGCGCATACCAGTTAAAGCCTGTACTTCTAAGATGCTGGCAATTAAAATGCGATTTCGCTTGTGTAACTTATTATCATTTAGTATATGATCACGTATCTGTAGGACTTGGTTCATTTCTAAATAGTTGTACATTTTAGATTCATCTTTTTCGATATCCTCTATTGTTTTTCTTCTTTTAGGAATTTTGACATTAGTTAACAAATATTCATTTGGATAATTGTAAAATTTAACTGCATATTTAATAGCTCCTTTCATATCTCCGAGTTGACGGGTTACTTGATTTTGAGAATAGATATCTGATAATTTATTAATAAATATCTGCATATATTTTGTATCTAGTTTGTTTAAAAGCAAGTTCTCAGAGCTGTATCGTTTAATGTTTCTAATTCTTATTTTTATATTATTAAGAGTAGTCAACTTTGAACCTGATGTTTTTATATGATATTCAAGCCATTCATCTAATAGCGCGTGAAAAGTCAAAGTTTTTAATTCGCTTGACGACTTGTTGTTTAGTTTTTCTTTTATTTTTTCTTCTAAACGAAACATTGCTTCTTTTTGTGATTGTTTTGTATTCTTGTTCAACACAACACTTACGCGCTTCCATTTATCTGTGTATGGATCTTTATACTTCTCGTAGTATCTGTATTTAGTCTCGTTATTTTTGTTTTTAAATTTTTCAATCCACATGTTTATACCTCCTGAGAGAACGTACGTTCTGTAAATTTGTAAAAAATAATAAGGGTAGGTGGGCTACCCAAAATTTAGTACTAGGTACTAAATATGTTATAATAAAATAAAAAGTAGGTGATAAGATGACTCAATTTCTAGGGGCGCTTCTTCTTACAGGAGTTTTAGGTTACATACCATATAAATATCTAACAATGATAGGTTTAGTTAGTGAAAAAAACAAGATTATCAATACTCCTGTATTATTGATTTTTTCTATTGAAACATGTTTGATATGGTTTTATACTTTTATAATTTTTAATAATGTTGATTTAAAAAATTTGAGTTTACTTCAGTTGCTTACAGGTCTAAAAGCAAATATTTGGTTTCTAATTATTTTTGTTTTAACAGTGCTTGTATTTAATCCTTTAATTGTTAAATTCATTATCTGGTTAATTAATGAAACAAGAAAGTTTTTGAATTTGGATTGTATAAGCTTATTAGACAAAAGAGACAAGTTGTTTAATAACAACGGTAAACCAGTATTTATAGTTATTAAAGACTTTGAAAACAGAATCATTGAAGAGGGTGAACTTAAAACCTATAATTCAGCTGGTAGCGATTTCGATTTACTAGAGGTTGAGCGACAAGATTTCAAAGTATCTGATTTACCGTCAAACGATGAATTGTATATTAAACATACACTTGTAGACCTTAAACAACAAATTAAATTGGATTTATATTTAATGAATGAATATTAATCTTTTTTCTTAGCTTTTTCTGATAAAGTGCTTTTTAAGTTTTCGCTGGCACCCGGCTTTTCAAAACTTTTGTTTATTGGGTTACTACGGGTAGCTTCTTGTTTTTTGTTTTTATCCGCCATAAAATTCTCACCACCATTCAACGTCTACACTAGTAGGCGTTTTTGAATTTTATATTAAAGGGCTATAAAAAGCTGTTAATACTTCAATTCTTTAATCCACATATATTTAAAAGTGAGGTAGTAGGTAATAAATATAAGACTTAAAGTTAAGATTGCTTTTTTCATGTCAATTTCTCCTTTGTTTATATTTATATTAAATCACTAAATAGACGTTATTAATCACAATACAATTAATTGATTGTAAGATACTTAGTCGTATAATTCTATATACCTATTAGTAAATTCTTCTGCTGTTATTTCTCCATTTTCTTTTTGTTGTTGAAGTTTAGAAGCTTCTTTTTGAATTGCATCGTATTTTTCACGAGAATACCCATATTTTTCCATCTCTTTATAATTAGCTTCGTTTATTTGTTCTTGTTGCTGAGGTGTGACACAACCACCAACTGTGCATTGTGTACCATCAGGTTTTGTGTAACCTATAACGTCACCTGCGCCTTGTGCTTGGTACCAAGTATTACCATCTGCATCTACCATGCCGTTAACATTGTGACCATTTTTTACTCTTTGTGATATTTCGTCTTTAGTTAAAGGTCTATTGGTTTGTTGATCGTTGTTAACGTTTGTGTTGTTCTCGTTGTTTACTTGATTATTGTTATCGTTTTGATTAGCATTTTCTTTTTTCGCTTCTGCTTTTTCTTTAGTTTCTTTCTTTTTATCTTTGTTATCTTTCTTTGTTTCAGTTTTTTTGCTTTCCTCTTTCTTATCGCCGTCGTGGCTACCACAAGCGCCTAAAACTAACGCACTCGCTAATGTTAAACCTAATAATCTTTTCATTTTAATTTCTCCTTTGTTTATATTTCTTTATATTTAAAAACTCTCAATGGCTCAAATGTAATTGAGTATTCGCCGTAGTGAGTCCCAATACCATATATCTTTTTATATTGTTCTATTGCTTCTAATATGTATTCTTCACTCAATTGCAGATACTCAGACAACTCATACAAGTTACGTACACCATAATTGTAAGCTTCCACAATTTCGCGTAACGGGACTGCTGAGATAAAGCCGTGTCGCCTTGCGTAATTTTCGAACTTGCGATTGTTGAACTTCGACTGATCTAAAATGTTGCCATACGTCAACTTGTGGTGGGCAAGTTCCTCGTATAATACTTCTAATTTGTTCCTTTCGGATAGGGAAGGTCTAATAAAAATTTCTCCTTCTTGATACCAACCATCGAATCCTCGAGGTACTCTTTGTGTTTCTTTCACTTCAACTTCACATTTCATAAGCAATTCTTCGTATTTTCCCATGAGCCAAACCCCTTTGGTGTCTTATTTCTTTCTATCTCTAACCCATTGCATAAAGTTTTCGATTTCTTCCCATTCTTCAGGAGTAAATTCATCTTTATTTGCATGACCAGCTATAGTTTCTTGATGCTGATTAAATTTATCTCTTTCTTTATCATCAATTCTTTTACTTTCTACGTCGTATCCCAACAACCAAGCTTCGCTAACATTCAATATTTTAGCTAAAACATATAATTTCTTCTGACCCGGCGTCACTTTACCATTAACATATTGACTTAAATCAGTTTTTGATAATTTGATACCAGTTTCTTCTTCCATGCTTTTAGCTTTGTTTACTATATCTATTTGTTTTAAATTCGATGACTTCATAGCTTGTTTGATTCTGTTGCTAGTTGTAGAGTTCAATGAATTTTCCTCCTTCATTAATATAGTTATAGTATAAGCTTCGTTGAACAAAAGTTCAATAGAAAAATTCAAAAATATTGAACTTTTGTATTGCATTGATTTTTTAAACGTGTTAAGGTTTATGTAGTTCAAAAATATTGAACTCAGAAAGAGGTGACATGATGTGTTTTGATTATTCAGCTTTAATAGGTCGTATAATTGAAAAGTATGGTAATAGATATGCTTTTGCATACGCGATAGGCTTATCAGAACGAAGTTTATCTTTAAAATTAAATGATAAAATTGGTTGGAGAGATTCCGAAATAGCTAAAGCTTGTGAATTATTATCTATACCCAGAGAAGAAATACAAGTATATTTTTTTAATTATAAAGTTCAAAACAATTGAACTAAAGGAGGAACACTATGGAACAAATCACGTTAACTAAAGAAGAGTTGAAAGAAATTATAGCGAAAGAAGTTAGAAATGCTATAAAAGGCGAGAAACCAATCAGTTCAGGTGCAATTTTCAGTAAAGTAAGAATCAATAATGACGATTTAGAAGAAATCAATAAAAAACTCAATTTCGCAAAAGATTTGTCGCTAGGAAGATTGAGGAAGCTCAATCATCCGATTCCACTAAAAAAGTATCAGCATGGCTTCGAATCAATTCATCAAAAAGCTTATGTACAAGATGTTCATTATCATATTAGAAAATTAACATTATCGATTTTTGGAGTGACGCTTAATTCAGATTTGAGTGAAAGTGAATACAACCTAGCAGCAAAATTTTACAGAGATATCAAAAATTATTATTTATATATCTATGAAAAGAGAGTTTCAGAATTAACCATCGATGATTTCGAATAAAGGAGGAACAACAAATGTTACAAAAATTTAGAATCGCTAAAGAAAAAAGTAAATTAAAACTCAATTTACTAAAACATGCAAACAGTAATTTAGAAACAAGAAACAACCCTGAACTGTTGCGAGCAGTTGCAGAGTTGCTTAAAGAGATTAATCGATAAATTCTATGAATTCGATTTTAGCTGAAGCGATAGCTACTATTTTGTCTCCAACAAAAGTATATGAGCCATTAGTGAACAAGGAACTTTTAATTTTTTCTTTTGATATTTCAACAGTTCCGCGATGACCTGACTTTATCACTTTTTCTAAATTATCGATTTCAACAAATTTATCATTAGAAAGATATAAACAAGCTTTCATACTTATCACCTCCTTAGGTTGATAACAACATTATACACGAAAGGAGCATAAACAAATGAACACAAGATCAGAAGGATTGCGTATAGGCGTCCCACAAGTTTCTAGCAAAGCTGATGCTTCTTCATCCTATTTAACGGAAAAGGAACGTAACTTAGGAGCGGAAATATTAGAGCTTATTAAAAAAAGTGATTACAGCTACTTAGAAATAAACAAAGTTTTCTATGCATTAGATAGAGAACTTCAATACAGGGCGAATAATAACAAACTTTAACATTTATCTAAAGGAGTGATAGAGATGCCAAAAATCATAATACCACCAACACCAGAAAACACATATCGAGGCGAAGAAAAATTTGTGAAAAAGTTATACGCAACGCCTACACAAATCCATCAATTGTTTGGAGTATGTAGAAGTACAGTATACAACTGGTTGAAATATTACCGCAAAGATAATTTAGGTGTAGAAAATTTATACATTGATTATTCACCAACAGGCACTCTGATTAATATTTCTAAATTGGAAGAGTATTTGATCAGAAAGCATAAAAAATGGTATTAGGAGGATATTAAATGAGCAACATTTATAAAAGCTACCTAGTAGCAGTACTATGCTTCACAGTCTTAGCGATTGTTCTTATGCCATTGCTGTACTTCACTACAGCATGGTCAATTGCAGGATTCGCAAGTATCGCAACATTCATATTCTATAAGGAATACTTTTATGAAGAATAAAAAAACTGCTACTTGTTGGAGCAAGTAACAGTGCAAGATGAGCAATTGTTTTAAATAATTATATAAGGAGTTATTAATATGACCTTACAACAAAAAATACTATCACATTTTGCAACATATGACAATTTCAATCCTGATGATGTAGTTGAAGTTTTTGGAGTATCGAAAACACATGCAAAATCCACACTTTCGAGACTTAAGAAAAAAGGAAAGGTTGAAATGGAAAGTTGGGGAAAATGGCGTGTTATCGAAGCACAATTACATTTAACTGTCGTCGAACGTAAAAAAGAAATTTTAGAAGAGCAATTTGAATTGTTAGCAAGATTGAATGAACAAAGTGATGACCCTAGAGAAATAGAAGATCGTATCAAGTTAATGATTCGTCTAGCTAACCAATTTTAAGGAGGATTTAATCAATGGCAATATTAGAAGATATTTTTGAAGAATTAAAACTATTAAATAAGAATTTACGTGTGTTAAATACTGAACTATCAACTGTGGATTCATCAATCGTACAAGAGAAAGTTAAAGAAGCACCAATGCCAAAAGAAGAAACAGCTCAACTGGAAACAATTGAAGAAGTTAAGGAAACGTCTACTGATTTAACTAAAGATTATATTTTATCAGTAGGAAAAGAGTTCCTTAAAAAAGCAGATACTTCTGATAAGAAAGAATTTAGAAATAAACTTAACGAACTTGGTGCGGATAAGCTATCTACTATCAAAGAAGAACATTATGAAAAAATTGTTGATTTCATGGAAGCGAGAATTAATGCATGAAGCTAGATCACTCAAATAGAGCTCATGCAAAGCTAAGTGCAAGTGGTGCGAAACAATGGCTAAACTGCCCACCGAGTATTAAGGCAAGTGAAGGTATTGCAGATAAAAGTTCAGTTTTTGCTGAAGAAGGTACATTCGCCCATGAATTAAGTGAGTTATATTTCAGTCTTAAATATGAAGGCCTAACACAGTTTGAGTTTAATAAAGCTTTTCAAAATTATAAGCGAAATCAATATTACAGTGAAGAGTTGCGTGAATATGTTGAAGAGTATGTAGCTAATGTAGAAGAAAAATATAACGAAGCTTTGAGTAGGGATAATGATGTAATAGCTTTATTTGAAACAAAATTGGATTTAGGTAAATACGTCCCTGAATCTTTTGGTACTGGTGATGTCCTTATATTTTCAGGTGGTGTACTTGAAATTATTGACCTTAAATACGGTAAAGGCATTGAAGTTTCAGCTATAGATAATCCTCAACTTAGATTATATGGCTTGGGCGCATATGAACTGCTTAGTTTAATGTATGACATTCATACAGTTCGCATGACTATCATACAACCACGAATAGATAACTTTTCTACTGAAGAGTTACCAATATCAAGATTACTTCAATGGGGAACCGATTTTGTTAAACCATTAGCCAGACTTGCTTATAACGGTGAAGGTGAGTTTAAAGCAGGTAGTCATTGTAGATTCTGTAAGATAAAGCATTCATGTAGAACACGTGCAGAATACATGCAAAATGTGCCTCAAAAGCCACCACATTTGTTAAGTGATGAAGAGATTGCAGAACTTTTATATAAACTGCCTGATATCAAAAAATGGGCTGATGAAGTAGAACATTATGCGCTAGATCAAGCGAAAGGAAATGATAAAAACTATCCTGGTTGGAAGCTTGTAGAAGGTCGTTCGCGAAGAATGATAACTGATACAAAAGCAACGCTTGAAAAGTTAGTTGAAGCGGGTTATAAACCTGAAGATATTACAGAAACCAAGTTACTTAGCATTACGAAATTAGAAAAATTAATTGGTAAAAAAGCATTTTCTAAAATTACAGAGGGCTTTATAGAAAAGCCACAAGGTAAATTAACACTTGCTACCGAGTCTGATAAACGACCAGCTATAAAGCAATCTGCTGAAGATGATTTTGACAAACTATAAAAATTAAAAAGGACGGTATATAAACATGAAAGCAAAAGTATTAAATAAAACTAAAGTGATTACAGGAAAAGTAAGAGCATCATATGCACATATTTTTGAACCTCACAGTATGCAAGAAGGGCAAGAAGCAAAGTATTCAATCAGTTTAATCATTCCTAAATCAGATACAAGTACGATAAAAGCCATTGAACAAGCTATAGAAGCTGCTAAAGAAGAAGGAAAAGTTAGTAAGTTTGGAGGCAAAGTTCCTGCAAATCTGAAACTTCCATTACGTGATGGAGATACTGAAAGAGAAGATGATGTGAATTATCAAGACGCTTATTTTATTAACGCATCAAGCAAACAAGCACCTGGTATTATTGACCAAAACAAAATTAGATTAACGGATTCTGGAACTATTGTAAGTGGTGACTATATTAGAGCTTCAATCAATTTATTTCCATTCAACACAAATGGTAATAAGGGTATCGCAGTTGGATTGAACAACATTCAACTTGTAGAAAAAGGCGAACCTCTTGGCGGTGCAAGTGCAGCAGAAGATGATTTTGATGAATTAGACACTGATGATGAGGATTTCTTATAAGTCAATAGGTGGGGTTTTAGCCCCACTTTAATTTTAAAGAAATTGAGGTGTCAAGAATTTGAGATTTATGAATATAGATATTGAAACATATAGCAGTAATGATATTTCGAAATGTGGTGCCTATAAATACACAGAAGCTGAAGATTTCGAAATTTTAATTATAGCTTATTCAATAGATGGTGGAGCGATTAGTGCGATTGACATGACTAAAGTAGATAATGAGCCTTTCCACGCTGATTTTGAGACGTTTAAAATTGCTCTTTTTGATCCTGCTGTAAAAAAGTATGCATTCAATGCTAATTTCGAAAGAACTTGTCTTGCTAAACATTTTAATAAACAGATGCCACCTGAAGAATGGATTTGCACAATGGTTAATTCAATGCGTATTGGCTTACCTGCTTCGCTTGATAAAGTTGGAGAAGTTTTAAGACTACAAAGCCAAAAAGATAAAGCAGGTAAAAATTTAATTCGTTATTTCTCTATACCTTGTAAACCAACAAAAGTTAATGGAGGAAGAACAAGAAACTTGCCTGAACATGATCTTGAAAAATGGCAACAATTTATAGATTACTGTATTCGAGATGTAGAAGTAGAAATGACGATTGCTCATAAAATTAAAGACTTTCCAGTAACTGCAATTGAACAAGCATATTGGGTTTTTGACCAACATATAAACGACAGAGGTATTAAGCTTTCTAAATCATTGATGTTAGGAGCTAATGTGCTCGATAAGCAGAGTAAAGAAGAATTGCTTAAACAAGCTAAACATATAACAGGTTTAGAAAATCCTAATAGTCCTACACAGTTATTGGCTTGGTTAAAGGATGAACAAGGATTAGATATACCTAATTTACAAAAGAAAACGGTTCAGGAGTACTTAAAAGAAGCAACAGGAAAAGCTAAAAAAATGCTAGAAATTAGATTGCAAATGTCTAAAACCAGTGTGAAAAAATACAACAAAATGCATGACATGATGTGCAGTGATGAACGGGTAAGAGGTCTGTTTCAATTTTACGGTGCCGGTACTGGAAGATGGGCAGGTAGAGGTGTACAACTTCAGAATTTAACAAAGCATTATATTTCAGATACTGAATTAGAAATAGCAAGAGATCTTATTAAAGAACAACGTTTTGATGATTTAGATTTATTACTCAATGTTCATCCTCAAGACTTATTAAGTCAATTAGTTAGGACGACATTTACTGCTGAAGAAGGTAATGAACTAGCAGTAAGTGATTTTTCTGCAATAGAGGCAAGAGTCATAGCATGGTATGCAAAAGAACAATGGCGTTTAGATGTATTCAACACACACGGAAAGATATATGAAGCATCGGCTTCTCAAATGTTTAATGTACCGGTAGAAAGCATAACTAAAGGCGACCCTCTCAGACAAAAAGGAAAAGTGTCCGAATTAGCTTTAGGCTATCAAGGTGGCGCTGGAGCTTTAAAAGCAATGGGTGCATTGGAAATGGGCATTGAAGAAAACGAGTTACAAGGTTTAGTTGATAGTTGGCGTAACGCAAATCCTAACATAGTTAATTTTTGGAAGGCTTGCCAAGAGGCTGCAATTAATACTGTAAAATCCCGAAAGACGCATCATACACATGGACTTAGATTTTATATGAAAAAAGGTTTTCTAATGATTGAACTGCCTAGTGGAAGAGCTTTAGCTTATCCAAAAGCTTTAGTTGGTGAAAATAGTTGGGGTAGTCAAGTTGTTGAATTTATGGGGTTAGATCTTAACCGTAAATGGTCAAAGTTAAAAACGTATGGTGGGAAGTTAGTCGAGAATATTGTTCAAGCAACTGCAAGGGATTTACTTGCGATTTCTATAGCAAGGCTTGAAGCATTAGGTTTTAAAATAGTTGGCCATGTCCATGATGAAGTAATTGTAGAAATACCTAGAGGTTCAAATGGACTTAAGGAAATCGAAACTATCATGAATAAGCCTGTTGATTGGGCAAAAGGATTGAATTTGAATAGTGACGGGTTTACTTCTCCGTTTTATATGAAGGATTAGGAGTGTGATTGCATGCAACATCAAGCTTATATCAATGCTTCTGTTGACATTAGAATTCCTACAGAAGTCGAAAGTGTTAATTACAATCAGATTGATAAAGAAAAAGAAAATTTGGCGGACTATTTATTTAATAATCCAGGTGAACTATTAAAATATAACGTTATAAATATCAAGGTTTTAGATTTAGAGGTGGAATGATGGCTAGAAGAAAAGTTATAAGAGTGCGTATTAAAGGAAAACTAATGACATTGAGAGAAGTTTCAGAAAAATATCATATATCTCCAGAACTTCTTAGATATAGATACAAACATAAAATGCGCGGCGATGAATTATTGTGTGGAAGAAAGGACTCAAAATCTAAAGAAGAAGTTGAATATATGAAGAGTCAAATAAAAGATGAAGAAAAAGGGAGAGAAAAAATCAGAAAAAAAGCGATTTTGAACCGATACCAACGAAATGTGAGAGCGGAATATGAACAGGAAAGAAAGAGAAGATTAAGACCATGGCTTTATGATGGAACGCCACAAAAACATTCACGTGATCCGTACTGGTTCGATGTCACTTATAACCAAATGTTCAAGAAATGGAGTGAAGCATAATGAGCGTAATCAGTAACAGAAAAGTAGATATGAACGAAGCGCAAGACAATGTTAAGCAACCAGCGCACTACACATACGGCGACATTGAAATTATAGATTTTATCGAACAGGTTACGGCACAGTATCCACCTCAACTAGCATTCGCAATAGGTAATGCAATCAAATACTTGTCTAGAGCACCGTTAAAGAATGGTCATGAGGATTTAGCAAAGGCGAAGTTTTACGTCCAAAGAGCTTTTGACTTGTGGGAGGGTTAACGATGGCAACCCAAAGACAAGTTGAATATGTGATGTCATTACAGGAGCAACTGGAATTAGAAGACTGCGAAAAATATACAGACGAACAAGTTAAAGCAATGAGTCATAAAGAAGTTAGCAATATGATTGAAAACTATAAGACAAGCATAAGTAATGAAGAGCTATACGACGAATGCATGTCGTTTGGTCTACCTAATTGTTAAAAGGAGTGATGACCATGACAGATAACGCACGCAAAGAATACCTAAATCAATTCTTTGGATCTAAGAGATATCTGTATCAAGATAACGAACGAGTGGCACATATTCATGTAGTAAACGGCACTTATTACTTTCATGGGCATATCGTGCCAGGTTGGCAAAGCGTTAAAAAGACATTTGATACTGCTGAAGAGCTCGAAATATATATAAAGCAACATGGTTTGGAATACGAGGAACAGAAGCAACTAACTTTATTTTAGAGGAGATGGAAATGATGAATAATCGTGAACAAATTGAACAATCCGTTATAAGTGCTAGTGCGTATAACGGCAATGACACAGAGGGATTGCTAAAAGAGATTGAGGACGTGTATAAGAAAGCGCGAGCATTTGATGAAATACTTGATGGAATGACAAATGCTATTCAACATTCAGTTAAAGAAGGTATTGAACTTGATGAAGCAGTAGGAATTATGGCAGGTCAAGTTATCTATAAATATGAGGAGGAACAAGGAAAATGACTAACACATTAACAATTGATCAGTTACAAGAGTTATTACAAATACAAAAGAAGTTCGACGATAGAATACCGACTAGAAATTTAAATGACACAGTAGCTAGTATGATTATTGAATTTGCGGAGTGGGTTAACACACTTGAGTTTTTTAAAAATTGGAAGAAACAACCAGGTAAGCCATTAGATACACAATTAGATGAGATTGCTGATTACTTAGCTTTCAGTTTGCAATTAACTTTGACTATTGTTGATGAAGAAGATTTGGAAGAAACTACTGAGGTTATGGTTGATTTGATTGAAAATGAAGTTACTTTACCTAAACTACATTCAGTTTATTTTGTTCATGTAATGCATACACTAACAGAACAATTTGTAAAAGGTATTGATAATAGTATTGTACAAGTTTTAATAATGCCTTTTTTGTACGCCAATACTTACTATACAATCGACCAACTCATTGACGCATACAAAAAGAAAATGAAAAGGAACCACGAAAGACAAGATGGAACAGCAGACGCAGGAAAAGGATACGTGTAAAGACATCTTGGATCGAGTCAAGGAGGTTTTGGGGAAGTGAGCGACATGTTAGAAATATTTTTAATAGGGTTTGGCGTTTATCTCTTTTATCGCATAGCAATTATTTTTCTTAAGAGTAAAAAGACTATACACACAAACATATATGAAATGTTAATGCTTGCTACTATCTTTATGATATCTACAATTGCTTATAAACATCAAAAGACGCATATCTTAATAGCATTTTTAGTAATGTTTTTTATGAGTAAGCTCAAACAAGTTCAAGGGAGCTATGAGGAATGACACAATACTTAGTCACAACATTCAAAGATTCAACAGGACAACCACATGAACATTTTACTACTGCTAGAGATAATCAGACGTTTACAGTTGTTGAGGCAGAGAGTAAAGAAGAAGCTGAGCGCAAATACGAGGCACAAGTTAAAAGAGGTGCAGTTATTAAATTAGGGCAGTTGTTTGAAAATATAAGGGAGTGTGGGAAATGATTAAGCAAATACTAAGATTATTATTCTTACTAGCAATGTACGAGTTAGGTAAGTATGTAACTGAGCAAGTATATATTATGATGACAGCTAATGATGATGTAGAGGCGCCGAGTGATTACGTCTTTCGAGCGGAGGTAAGTGAGTGATGTGGATTACTATGACTATTGTATTTGCTATATTGCTATTAGTTTGTATCAGTATTAATAGTGATCATGCAAGAGAGATACAAGCACTCAGATATATGAATGATTATCTACTTGATGAAGTAGTTAAAACTAAAGGATACAACGGGTTAGAAGAATACAGGATTGAATTGAAGCGAATAAATAACGATATTAAAAAGTAATTTATATTATCGGAGGTATTGCATTGAATGATAAAGATTGAGAAACACGATATCAAAAAGCTTGAAGAATACATTCAGCACATCGATAACTATCGAAGAGAGTTGAAGATGCGAGAATATGAATTACTTGAAAGTCATGAACCAGATAATGCGGGAGCTGGCAAAAGTAATTTGCCGGGTAATCCGATTGAACGATGTGCAATAAAGAAGTTTAGTGATAACAGGTACAATACATTAAGAAATATAGTTAACGGTGTAGATAGATTGATAGATGAAAGTGATGAGGATACGCTTGAGTTATTAAGGTTTAGATATTGGGATTGTCCTATTGGTTGTTATGAATGGGAAGATATAGCACATTACTTTGGTACAAGTAAGACAAGTATATTACGTAGAAGGAATGCACTGATCGATAAGTTAGCAAAGTATATTGGTTATGTGTAGCGGACTTTTACCCTATGTAAGTCCGCATTAAAACAGTTTATTATGTTAGTATCAGATTAATATTTAAGGTTATTAAATGCTAATACGACGCATGAACAAGAGGCGCATTACTATGTGATGTGTCTTTTTATTTATGAGGTATGAACATGTTCAAACTAATTGTAAATACATTACTACACATCAAGTATAGATGCGTCTTGATACTACTTAAGTTATATAAGGTGAAACATTATGATGACTAAAGACGAACGTATACGATTCTATAAGTCTAAAGAATGGCAAACAACAAGAAAAAGAGTACTAGAAAGAGATAATTATGAATGTCAACAATGTAAGAGAGACGGCAAGTTAACGACATATGACAAAAGCAAACATAAGTCGTTGGATGTAGATCATATATTATCGCTAGAACATCATCCGGAGTTTGCTCATGACTTAAACAATTTAGAAACACTGTGTATTAAATGTCACAACAAAAAAGAAAAGAGATTTATAAAAAAAGAAAATAAATGGAAAGACGAAAAATGGTAAATACCCCCGGGTCAAAAAAATCAAAAGCGATCAAAATACTTGGGGAACGGGGAGGGGCTCGACTTCGCGATAATTTTAAAAATCCATGTATAACCCCCCTCTTATAACCATTTTAAGGCAGGTGATGAAATGGAGATTATAGTTGATGAAAACTTAGTGCTTAAAGAAAAAGAAAGGCTGCAAGTATTATATAAAGACATACCTAGCAATAAATTAAAAGTAGTTGATGGTTTAATTATTCAAGCAGCAAGGCTACGTGTAATGCTTGATTACATGTGGGAAGACATAAAAGAAAAAGGTGACTATGATTTATTTACTCAATCTGAAAAGGCGCCACCATATGAAAGGGAAAGACCAGTAGCCAAACTATTTAATGCTAGAGATGCTGCATATCAAAAAATAATCAAACAATTATCGGATTTATTGCCCGAAGAGAAAGAAGACACAGAAACGCCATCTGATGATTACCTATGATTAGTAATAAATACGTTGATGAATATATAAATTTGTGGAAACAAGGAAAGATAATTTTAAATAAAGAAAGAATTGATCTCTTTAATTATCTACAAAAACATATATATTCACGAGATGATGTATATTTTGATGAACAGAAAATCGAGGATTGTATCAAATTTATTGAAAAATGGTATTTTCCAACATTACCATTTCAAAGGTTTATCATAGCTAATATATTTCTTATAGATAAAAATACAGATGAAGCTTTCTTTACAGAATTTGCTATTTTCATGGGACGTGGAGGCGGGAAAAACGGTCTAATAAGTGCTATTAGTGATTTTCTTTCTACGCCCTTACACGGAGTTAAAGAATATCACATCTCCATTGTTGCTAATAGTGAAGATCAAGCAAAAACATCGTTTGATGAAATCAGAACCGTTTTAATGGATAACAAACGAAATAAGACGGGTAAAACGCCAAAAGCTCCTTATGAAGTTAGTAAAGCAAAAATAATAAACCGTGCAACTAAATCGGTTATTCGATATAACACATCAAACACAAAAACCAAAGACGGTGGACGTGAGGGGTGTGTTATTTTTGATGAAATTCATTATTTCTTTGGTCCTGAAATGGTAAACGTCAAACGTGGTGGATTAGGTAAAAAGAAAAATAGAAGAACGTTTTATATAAGTACTGATGGTTTTGTTAGAGAGGGTTATATCGATGCAATGAAGCACAAAATTGCAAGTGTATTAAGTGGCAAGGTTAAAAATAGTAGATTGTTTGCTTTTTATTGTAAGTTAGACGATCCAAAAGAAGTTGATGACAGACAGACGTGGGAAAAGGCGAACCCAATGTTACATAAACCGTTATCAGAATACGCTAAAACACTGCTAAGCACGATTGAAGAAGAATATAACGATTTACCATTCAACCGTTCAAATAAGCCCGAATTCATGACTAAGCGAATGAATTTGCCTGAAGTTGACCTTGAAAAAGTAATAGCACCATGGAAAGAAATACTAGCGACTAATAGAGAGATACCAAATTTAGATAATCAAATGTGTATTGGTGGTTTAGACTTTGCAAACATTCGAGATTTTGCAAGTGTAGGGCTATTATTCCGAAAAAACGATGATTACATTTGGTTAGGACATTCGTTTGTAAGACAAGGGTTTTTGGATGATGTCAAATTAGAACCTCCTATTAAAGAATGGGAAAAAATGGGATTATTGACCATTGTCGATGATGATGTCATTGAAATTGAATATATAGTTGATTGGTTTTTAAAGGCTAGAGAAAAATATGGGCTTGAAAAAGTCATAGCTGATAATTATAGAACTGATATTGTAAGACGTGCGTTTGAGGATGCTGGCATAAAACTTGAAGTACTTAGAAATCCAAAAGCAATACATGGATTACTTGCACCACGTATCGATACAATGTTTGCGAAACATAACGTAATATATGGAGACAATCCTTTGATGCGTTGGTTTACTAATAATGTTGCAGTAAAGGTTAAACCCGATGGTAATAAAGAATATATTAAAAAAGATGAAAATAGAAGAAAAACCGATGGGTTCATGGCTTTTGTTCACGCATTATATAGAGCAGACGATATAGTAGACAAAGACATGTCTAAAGCGCTTGATGCATTAATGAGTATAGATTTCTAATAGAGGAGGTGAGACATGAGTATTCTAGAAAAGATATTTAAAACTAGGAAAGATATAACATATATGCTTGATTTAGATATGATAGAAGATCTATCACAACAAGCGTATGTGAAACGTTTAGCGATTGATAGTTGTATTGAATTTGTTGCGCGAGCTGTCGCTCAAAGTCATTTTAAAGTATTGGAAGGTAATAGAATTCAAAAGAATGATGTTTACTACAAGTTAAATATAAAACCAAATACTGACTTATCAAGCGATAGTTTTTGGCAACAAGTTATATATAAACTAATTTATGATAACGAGGTTTTAATCGTAGTAAGTGACAGCAAAGAATTACTTATCGCAGATAGCTTTTACAGAGAAGAGTACGCTTTGTATGATGATATATTCAAAGATGTAACGGTTAAAGATTATACTTATCAACGTACTTTCACAATGCAAGAGGTCATATATTTAAAGTACAACAACAATAAAGTGACACACTTTGTAGAAAGTCTATTCGAAGATTACGGGAAAATATTCGGAAGAATGATAGGTGCACAATTAAAAAACTATCAAATAAGAGGGATTTTGAAATCTGCCTCTAGCGCATATGACGAAAAGAATATAGAAAAATTACAAGCGTTCACAAATAAATTATTCAATACTTTTAATAAAAATCAACTAGCAATCGCGCCTTTGATAGAAGGTTTTGATTATGAGGAATTATCTAATGGTGGTAAGAATAGTAACATGCCTTTTTCTGAATTGAGTGAGCTAATGAGAGATGCAATAAAAAATGTTGCGTTGATGATTGGTATACCTCCAGGTTTGATTTACGGAGAAACAGCTGATTTGGAAAAAAACACGCTTGTATTTGAGAAGTTCTGTTTAACACCTTTATTAAAAAAGATTCAGAACGAATTAAACGCGAAACTCATAACACAAAGCATGTATTTGAAAGATACAAGAATAGAAATTGTCGGTGTGAATAAAAAAGACCCACTTCAATATGCTGAAGCAATTGACAAACTTGTAAGTTCTGGTTCATTTACAAGGAATGAGGTGCGGATTATGTTAGGTGAAGAACCATCAGACAATCCTGAATTAGACGAATACCTGATTACTAAAAACTACGAAAAAGCTAACAGTGGTGAAAATGATGAAAAAGAAAAAGATGAAAACACTTTGAAAGGTGGTGATGAAGATGAAAGCGGAGATTAAAGGCGTCATCGTTTCCAACGAAGATAAATGGGTTTACGAAATGCTTGGTATGGATTCGACTTGTCCTAAAGATGTTTTAACACAACTAGAATTTAGTGATGAAGATGTTGATATTATAATTAACTCAAATGGTGGTAACCTAGTAGCTGGTAGTGAAATATATACACATTTAAGAGCTCATAAAGGCAAAGTGAATGTTCGTATCACAGCAATAGCAGCAAGTGCGGCATCGCTTATCGCAATGGCTGGTGACCACATCGAAATGAGTCCGGTTGCTAGAATGATGATTCACAATCCTTCAAGTATTGCGCAAGGAGAAGCGAAAGATCTAAATCATGCTGCAGAAACATTAGAACATGTTGGTCAAATAATGGCTGAGGCATATGCGGTTAGAGCTGGTAAAAACAAACAAGAACTTGTAGAAATGATGGCTAGGGAAACGTGGCTAAATGCTGATGAAGCCATTGAACAAGGTTTTGCGGATAGTAAAATGTTTGAAAACGACAATATGCAAATTGTAGCAAGCAATACACAAGTGTTATCGAAAGATGTATTAAATCGTGTAACAGCTTTGGTAAGTAAAACGCCAGAGGTTAACATTGATATTGACGCAATAGCAAATAAAGTAATTGAAAAAATAAATATGAAAGAAAAGGAATCAGAAATCGATGTTGCAGATAGTAAAGTATCAGCAAATGGATTTTCAAGTTTCCTTTTTTAATACAAAAAATAGGAGGTCATAAAATGACTATAAATTTATCGGAAACATTCGCAAATGCGAAAAACGAATTTATTAATGCAGTAAACAACGGTGAACCGCAAGAAAGACAAAATGAATTGTACGGTGACATGATTAACCAACTATTTGAAGAAACTAAATTACAAGCAAAAGCAGAAGCTGAAAGAGTTTCTAGTTTACCTAAATCAGCACAATCTTTGAGTGCAAACCAAAGAAGTTTCTTCATGGATATCAATAAAAACGTTAACTATAAAGAAGAAAAACTTTTGCCAGAAGAAACAATTGATAGAATTTTTGAAGATTTGACGACGAATCATCCGTTATTAGCTGATTTAGGTATTAAAAACGCTGGTTTGCGTTTGAAGTTCTTAAAATCTGAAACTTCTGGCGTAGCCGTTTGGGGTAAAATCTATGGTGAAATTAAAGGTCAATTAGATGCTGCGTTCAGTGAAGAAACAGCAATTCAAAATAAATTGACAGCGTTTGTTGTTTTACCAAAAGATTTAAATGATTTTGGTCCTGCGTGGATTGAAAGATTTGTTCGTGTTCAAATCGAAGAAGCATTTGCAGTGGCGCTTGAAACTGCGTTCTTAAAAGGTACTGGTAAAGACCAACCAATCGGCTTAAACCGTCAAGTACAAAAAGGTGTATCGGTAACTGAGGGTGCTTATCCAGAGAAAGAAGAACAAGGTACGCTTACATTTGCTAATCCGCGCGCTACGGTTAATGAATTGACGCAAGTGTTTAAATACCACTCAACTAACGAGAAAGGTAAATCAGTAGCGGTTAAAGGTAATGTAACAATGGTTGTTAATCCGTCCGATGCTTTTGAGGTTCAAGCACAGTATACACATTTAAATGCAAATGGCGTATATGTTACTGCTTTACCATTTAATTTGAATGTTATCGAGTCTACAGTCCAAGAAGCAGGTAAGGTTTTAACGTACGTTAAAGGTTTATATGATGGTTATTTAGCTGGTGGTATTAATGTTCAGAAATTTAAAGAAACACTTGCGTTAGATGATATGGATTTATACACTGCAAAACAATTTGCTTACGGCAAAGCGAAAGATAATAAAGTTGCTGCTGTTTGGAAATTAGATTTAAAAGGACATAAGCCAGCTTTAGAAGGTACCGAAGAAACACTATAAAATTTTATGAGGTGATAAAATGGTGAAATTTAAAGTTGTTAGAGCTTTTAAAGACATAGAGCACAATCAACACAAGTACAAAGTAGGGGAGTTGTATCCAGCTGAAGGGTATAACAATCCTCGTGTTGAATTGTTGACAAATCAAATCAAAAATAAGTACGACAAAGTTTATATCGTACCTTTAGATAAGCTGACAAAACAAGAATTATTAGAACTATGCGAATCATTACAAAAAAAAGCGTCTAGTTCAATGGTTAAAAGTGAAATCGTCGACTTATTGAATGGTGAAGACAATGACGATTGATGATTTGCTTGTCAAATTTAAATCACTTGAAAAGATTGACCATAATTCAGAGGATGAGTACTTAAAGCAGTTGTTAAAAATGTCGTACGAGCGTATAAAAAATCAGTGCGGAGTTTTTGAATTAGAGAATTTAATAGGTCAAGAATTGATACTTATACGCGCTAGATATGCTTATCAAGATTTATTAGAACACTTCAACGATAATTACAGACCTGAAATAATAGATTTTTCGTTATCTCTAATGGAGGTATCAGAAGATGAAGAAAGTGTTTAAAAAACCTAGAATTACAACTAAACGTTTAAATACTCGTGTTCATTTTTATAAGTATACTGAAAATAATGGTCCAGAAGCTGGAGAAAAAGAAGAAAAATTATTATATAGCTGTTGGGCGAGTATTGATGGTGTCTGGTTACGTGAATTAGAACAAGCTATCTCAAACGGAACCCAAAATGACATTAAATTGTATATTCGTGATCCGCAAGGTGATTATTTACCCAGTGAAGAACATTATCTTGAAATTGAATCAAGATATTTCAAAAATCGTTTGAATATAAAGCAAGTATCACCAGATTTGGATAATAAAGACTTTATTATGATTCGTGGAGGATATAGTTCATGAGTGTGAAAGTGATAGGTGATAAAGCATTAGAAAGAGAATTAGAAAAACGTTTTGGCATAAAAGAGATGGTAAAAGTTCAAGATAAGGCGTTAATAGCTGGTGCTAAGGTAATTGTTGAAGAAGTAAAAAAACAACTAAAGCCCTCAAAAGATACGGGAGCATTAATTAATGAGGTAAGTTTTAGTAAACCTGAATGGATAAACGGAAAACGTACAATTACTGTTCATTGGCGAGGTTCTAAAGACCGTTATAAAATCGTACATTTAATTGAATATGGACACGTTCAAAAAGGAACAGGTAAATTTATCAAACCTAAAGCTATGGGCGGTGTTAATAGAGCAATAAGACAAGGGCAAAATAAGTATTTTGAGACGCTAAAAAGGGAGTTGAAAAAATTGTGATTGATATTTTGTACAAAGTTCATGAAGTGATTAGTCAAGACAGAATTATTAGAGAGCACGTAAATATCAATAATATTAAGTTCAATAAATACCCTAATGTAAAAGATACTGATGTACCTTTTATTGTTATTGACGATATCGACGACCCAATACCTACAACTTATACTGACGGAGATGAGTGTGCATATAGTTATATTGTCCAAATAGATGTTTTTGTTAAGTACAATGATGAATATAATGCGAGAATCATAAGAAATAAGATATCTAATCGCATTCAAAAGTTATTATGGTCTGAACTAAAAATGGGAAATGTTTCAAATGGAAAACCGGAATATATAGAAGAATTTAAAACATATAGAAGCTCTCGCGTTTACGAGGGCATTTTTTATAAGGAGGAAAATTAAATGGCAGTAAAACATGCAAGTGCGCCAAAGGCGTATATTAACATTACTGGTTTAGGTTTCGCTAAATTAACGAAAGAAGGCGCGGAATTAAAATATAGTGATATTACAAAAACAAGAGGATTACAAAAAATTGGTGTTGAAACTGGTGGAGAACTAAAAACAGCTTATGCTGATGGCGGTCCAATTGAATCAGGGAATACAGACGGAGAAGGTAAAATCTCATTACAAATGCATGCGTTCCCTAAAGAGATTCGCAAAATTGTTTTTAATGAAGATTATGATGAAGATGGCGTTTACGAAGAGAAACAAGGTAAACAAAACAATTACGTAGCTGTATGGTTCAGACAAGAGCGTAGAGACGGTACATTTAGAACAGTTTTATTACCTAAAGTTATGTTTACAAATCCTAAAATCGATGGAGAAACGGCTGAGAAAGATTGGGATTTCTCAAGTGAAGAGGTTGAAGGTGAGGCACTTTTCCCTTTAGTTGATAATAAAAAGTCAGTACGTAAGTATATCTTTGATTCAGCTAACATGACAAATCATGATGGAGACGGTGAAAAAGGCGAAGAGGCTTTCTTAAAGAAAATTTTAGGCGAAGAATATACTGGAAACGTGACAGAGGGTAACGAAGAAACTTTGTAACAAAACCGGCTTCATCGGAAACTGCGGTAAAGTCGGTTAATATACCAGATAGCATTAAAACACTTAAAGTTGGCGACACATACGATTTAAATGTTGTAGTAGAGCCATCTAATCAAAGTAAGTTATTGAAATACACAACAGATCAAACGAATATTGTATCAATCAATAGTGATGGTCAAGTTACTGCGGAAGCACAAGGCATTGCTACGGTTAAAGCAACAGTTGGTAATATGAGTGACACTATAACAATAAATGTAGAAGCATAAGAGGGGGCAACCCCTCTATTTTATTTGAAAATAAGGAGAGTATTATAAAATGGCAAAATTAAAACGTAACATTATTCAATTAGTAGAAGACCCGAAAGCAAATGAAATTAAATTACAAACGTACTTAACACCACACTTCATTTCATTTGAAATTGTATACGAAGCAATGGATTTAATCGATGATATTGAGGACGAAAATAGCACGATGAAACCAAGAGAAATCGCTGACAGATTGATGGATATGGTTGTAAAAATTTACGATAACCAATTCACAGTTAAAGACCTAAAAGAACGTATGCATGCACCTGATGGAATGAATGCACTTCGTGAACAAGTGATTTTCATTACTCAAGGTCAGCAAACTGAGGAAACTAGAAATTTTATCCAGAACATGAAATAAAGCCTGAAGATTTAACATATAAAGCAATGTTGAAAAATATGGATACTCTCATGATGGACTTAATTGAAAATGGTAAAGACGCTAACGAAGTTTTAAAAATGCCATTTCATTATGTACTTTCCATATATCAAAATAAAAACAATGACATTTCTGAAGAAAAAGCAGAGGCTTTAATTGATGCGTTTTAACCTTAACCGTTTGGTTAGGGTTATTTTTTTGAACTTTTTTAGAAAGGAGGTAAAAAATGGGAGAAAGAATAAAAGGTTTATCTATAGGTTTGGATTTAGATGCAGCAAATTTAAATAGATCATTTGCAGAAATCAAACGAAACTTTAAAACTTTAAATTCTGACTTAAAGTTAACCGGTAACAACTTCAAATATACCGAAAAATCAACTCATAGTTACAAACAAAGGATTAAAGAACTTGATGGAACTATCACAGGTTATAAGAAAAACGTTGATGATTTAGCCAAGCAATATGGCAAGGTATCTCAAGAACAGGGCGAAAACAGCGCGGAAGCTCAAAAATTACGACAAGAATATAACAAACAAGCAAATGAGCTGAATTTTTTAGAAAAAGAACTAGAAAAAACAACAACTGAGTTTGAAGAGTTCAAAAAAGCTCAAGTTGAAGCTCAAAGAATGGCAGAAAGTGGCTGGGGAAAAACCAGTAAAGTTTTTGAAAGTATGGGACCTAAATTAACAAAAATGGGTGATGGTTTAAAATCCATTGGTAAAGGTTTGATGATTGGTGTAACTGCACCTGTTTTAGGTATTGCAGCAGCATCAGGAAAAGCTTTTGCAGAAGTTGATAAAGGTTTAGATACAGTTACCCAAGCAACAGGAGCAACCGGCGGAGAGCTTAAGAAGTTGCAGAATTCATTTAAAGATGTTTATGGCAACTTTCCAGAAGACGCTGAGACTGTAGGCGGTGTTTTAGGGGAAGTTAACACAAGGTTAGGTTTCACTGGCAAAGAACTTGAGAGTGCCACAGAGTCATTCTTGAAATTTAGTCACATAACAGGTTCTGACGGCGTACAAGCCGTTCAATTAATTACGCGTGCAATGGGTGATGCAGGTATTGAAGCTGATGAGTATCAAAGTGTACTTGATATGGTAGCGAAAGCAGCACAGGCTAGCGGTATAAGTGTTGATACATTAGCTGATAGCATTACTAAATACGGTGCTCCAATGAGGGCTATGGGCTTTGAGATGAAAGAATCAATCGCTTTATTCTCTCAATGGGAGAAATCAGGTGTTAATACTGAAATAGCCTTCAGTGGTTTGAAAAAAGCTATATCCAATTGGGGTAAAGCGGGTAAAGACCCAAGAGAAGAATTTAAGAAGACATTAGCAGAAATTGAAAGGACACCGGATATAGCTAGCGCAACAAGTTTAGCGATTGAAGCATTTGGTGCAAAAGCAGGTCCTGATTTAGCAGATGCTATTAAAGGCGGTCGCTTTAGTTACCAAGAGTTCTTAAAAACTATCGAAGATTCGCAAGGAACGGTCAATCAGACATTTAAAGATTCTGAAAGTGGCTCCGAAAGATTTAAAGTAGCAATGAATAAACTTAAATTAGTAGGTGCTGATGTATGGGCTTCTATTGAAAGTGCGTTTGCTCCAGTCATGGAAGAATTAATCAAAAAGCTATCTGTAGCAGTTGATTGGTTTTCAAGTTTAAGTGATGGATCTAAAAGGTCGATTGTTATATTCGGTGGTATTGCTGCTGCAATTGGTCCTGTAGTTTTTGGATTAGGTGCATTCATAAGCACAGTTGGCAACGCAGTAACTGTATTAGCTCCATTATTAGCTAGTATTGCAAAGGCTGGTGGATTGATTAGTTTTTTATCGACTAAAGTACCTATATTAGGAACTGTCTTCACAGCTTTAACTGGTCCAATTGGCATTGTATTAGGTGTATTGGCTGGTTTAGCAGTCGCATTTACAATTGCTTATAAGAAATCTGAAACATTTAGAAATTTTGTTAATGGTGCAATTGAAAGTGTTAAACAAACATTTAGTAATTTTATTCAATTTATTCAACCTTTCATTGATTCTGTTAAAAACATCTTTAAACAAGCGATATCAGCAATAGTTGATTTTGCTAAAGATATTTGGAGTCAAATCAATGGATTCTTTAATGAAAATGGAATTTCCATTGTTCAAGCACTTCAAAATATATGCAACTTTATTAAAGCGATATTTGAATTTATTTTAAATTTTGTAATTAAACCAATTATGTTCGCAATCTGGCAAGTGATGCAATTTATTTGGCCGGCGGTTAAAGCCTTGATTGTCAGCACTTGGGAAAATATCAAAGGTGTAATACAAGGGGCTATTAATATTATTTTGGGTATTATCAAAGTGTTCTCTAGTCTTTTCACAGGAAACTGGCGAGGCGTTTGGGACGGCATTGTAATGATACTGAAAGGTACTGTGCAGTTAATTTGGAATTTAATTCAATTATGGTTTGTAGGCAAAATACTTGGCGTTGTTAGGTACTTTGGCGGATTGCTAAAAGGTTTAATAACTATTATATGGGTTGCTATAATAGGCGTTTTCAAGAAATCATTATCGGCAATTTGGAATGCAACAAAAAGTATTTTTGGTTTCTTATTCAATAGTGTTAAATCTATTTTCACTAATATGAAAAACTGGTTATCTAGTACGTGGAATAATATCAAAAGCAATACCGTCGGCAAGGCTCATTCGTTATTTACGGGTGTAAGGTCTAAATTCACAAGTTTATGGAATGCGACGAAAGATATATTTATTAAATTAAGAAATTGGATGTCAAACATCTGGAACTCTATTAAAGATAACACTGTAGGTATAGCTGGTCGCTTATGGGATAGAGTGCGTAACATCTTTGGAAGCATGCGTGACGGTTTAAAATCTATCATTGGTAAAATTAAAGATCATATCGGTGGTATGGTAGACGCTGTTAAAAGAGGTCTTAATAAATTAATTGAAGGTTTAAACTGGGTCGGTGGTAAGTTGGGTATGGACAAAATACCGAAGTTACACACTGGTACTGAACATACGCATACTACTACAAGATTAGTTAAGAACGGTAAGATTGCGCGGGATACGTTCGCTACGGTTGGGGATAAAGGACGTGGAAATGGTCCGAATGGTTTCAGAAATGAAATGATTGAATTCCCTAATGGCAAACGGGTACTTACGCCTAATACAGATACGACAGCGTACTTACCTAAAGGTTCAAAAGTATATAACGGCGCACAAACTTATTCAATGTTAAATGGAACGCTTCCAAGATTTAGCATAGGTACTATGTGGAAAGATATTAAATCCGGTGCATCATCGGCATTTAACTGGACAAAAGATCAAATAGGTAAAGGTACCAAATGGCTTGGCGATAAAGTTGGCGATGTTTTAGATTTTATTGAAAATCCAGGCAAACTTTTAAATTATATACTTGAAGCTTTTGGAATTGATTTCAATTCTTTAACTAAAGGTATGGGAATTGCAGGCGACATAACAAAAGCTGCATGGTCTAAGATTAAGAAAAGTGCTACTGATTGGATAAAAGAAAATTTAGAAGCTATGGGCGGTGGCGATTTAGTCGGCGGAATATTAGACCCTGACAAAATTAATTATCATTATGGACGTACCGCAGCTTATACCGCTGCAACTGGAAGACCATTTCATGAAGGTGTCGATTTTCCATTTGTATATCAAGAAGTTAGAACGCCGATGGGTGGCAGACTTACAAGAATGCCATTTATGTCTGGTGGTTATGGTAATTATGTAAAAATTACTAGTGGCGTTATCGATATGCTATTTGCGCATTTGAAAAACTTTAGCAAATCACCACCTAGTGGCACGATGGTAAAGCCCGGTGATGTTGTTGGTTTAACTGGTAATACCGGATTTAGTACAGGACCACATTTACATTTTGAAATGAGGAGAAATGGACGACATTTTGACCCTGAACCATATTTAAGGAATGCTAAGAAAAAAGGAAGATTATCAATAGGTGGTGGCGGTGCTACTTCTGGAAGTGGCGCAACTTATGCCAGTCGAGTAATCCGACAAGCGCAAAGTATTTTAGGTGGTCGTTATAAAGGTAAGTGGATTCATGACCAAATGATGCGCGTTGCAAAACGTGAAAGTAACTACCAGTCAAATGCAGTGAATAACTGGGATATAAATGCTCAAAGAGGAGACCCATCAAGAGGATTATTCCAAATCATCGGCTCAACTTTTAGAGCAAACGCTAAACGTGGATATACTAACTTTAATAATCCGGTTCATCAAGGTATTTCAGCAATGCAGTACATTGTTAGACGCTACGGTTGGGATGGATTTAAGCGTGCGGGTGATTACGCATATGCTACAGGCGGAAAAGTTTTTGATGGTTGGTATAACTTAGGTGAAGACGGTCATCCAGAATGGGTTATTCCAACAGATCCAGCTCGTAGAAATGATGCAATGAAGATGTTACATTATGCAGCTGCGGAAGTTAGAGGGAAAAACGCAAGTAAGAATAAACGACCTAGTCAATTATCTAGTGTAAATGGGTTTGATGACCCAAGCTTATTATTGAAAATGATTGAACAACAGCAACAACAAATAGCTTTATTACTGAAGATAGCGCAATCTAACGATGTGATTGCAGATAAAGATTATCAGCCGATTATTGACGAATACGCTTTTGATAAAAAGGTGAACGCGTCTATAGAAAAGCGAGAAAGGCAAGAATCAACAAAAGTAAAGTTTAGAAAAGGAGGAATTGCTATTCAATGATAGACACTATTAAAGTGAACAACAAAACAATTCCTTGGTTGTATGTCGAAAGAGGGTTTGAAATACCCTCTTTTAATTATGTTTTAAAAACAGAAAATGTAGATGGACGTTCGGGGTCTATATATAAAGGGCGTAGGCTTGAATCTTATAGTTTTGATATACCTTTGGTGGTACGTAATGACTATTTATCTCACAACGGCATTAAAACACATGATGACGTCTTGAATGAATTAGTAAAGTTTTTTAACTACGAGGAACAAGTTAAATTACAATTCAAATCTAAAGATTGGTACTGGAACGCTTATTTTGAAGGACCAATAAAGCTGCACAAAGAATTTGCAATACCTGTTAAGTTCACTATCAAAGTAGTACTAACAGACCCTTACAAATATTCAGTAACAGGAAATAAAAATACTGCGATTTCAGACCAAGTTTCAGTTGTAAATAGTGGGACTGCTGACACTCCTTTAATTGTTGAAGCCCGAGCAATTAAACCATCTAGTTACTTTATGATTACTAAAAATGATGAAGATTATTTTATGGTTGGTGATGATGAGGTAACCAAAGAAGTTAAGGATTACATGCCTCCTGTTTATCATAGTGAGTTTCGTGATTTCAAAGGTTGGACTAAGATGATTACTGAAGATATTCCAAGTAATGACTTAGGTGGTAAGGTCGGCGGTGACTTTGTGATATCCAATCTTGGCGAAGGATATAAAGCAACTAATTTTCCTGATGCAAAAGGTTGGGTTGGTGCTGGCACGAAACGAGGGCTCCCTAAAGCGATGACAGATTTTCAAATTACCTATAAATGTATTGTTGAACAAAAAGGTAAAGGTGCCGGAAGAACAGCACAACATATTTATGATAGTGATGGTAAGTTACTTGCTTCTATTGGTTATGAAAATAAATATCATGATAGAAAAATAGGACATATTGTTGTTACGTTGTATAACCAAAAAGGAGACCCCAAAAAGATATACGACTATCAGAATAAACCGATAATGTATAACTTGGACAGAATCGTTGTTTATATGCGGCTCAGAAGAGTAGGTAATAAATTTTCTATTAAAACTTGGAAATTTGATCACATTAAAGACCCAGATAGACGTAAACCTATTGATATGGATGAGAAAGAGTGGATAGATGGCGGTAAGTTTTATCAGCGTCCAGCTTCTATCATAGCTATCTATAGTGCGAAGTATAACGGTTATAAGTGGATGGAGATGAATGGATTAGGTTCATTCAATACGGAGATTCTACCGAAACCGAAAGGCGCAAGGGATGTCATTATACAAAAAGGTGATTTAGTGAAAATAGATATGCAAGCAAAAAGTGTTGTCATCAATGAGGAACCAATGTTGAGCGAGAAATCGTTTGGAAGTAATTATTTCAATGTTGATTCTGGGTACAGTGAATTAATCATACAACCTGAAAACGTCTTTGATACGACGGTTAAATGGCAAGATAGATATTTATAGAAAGGAGATGAGAGTGTGATACATGTTTTAGATTTTAACGACAAGATTATAGATTTCCTTTCTACTGATGACCCTTCCTTAGTTAGAGCGATTCATAAACGTAATGTTAATGACAATTCAGAAATGCTTGAACTGCTCATATCATCAGAAAGAGCTGAAAAGTTCCGTGAACGACATCGTGTTATTATAAGGGATTCAAACAAACAATGGCGTGAATTTATTATTAACTGGGTTCAAGATACGATGGACGGCTACACAGAGATAGAATGTATAGCGTCTTATCTTGCTGATATAACAACAGCTAAACCGTATGCACCAGGCAAATTTGAGAAAAAGACAACTTCAGAAGCATTGAAAGATGTGTTGAGCGATACAGGTTGGGAAGTTTCTGAACAAACCGAATACGATGGCTTACGTACTACGTCATGGACTTCTTATCAAACTAGATATGAAGTTTTAAAGCAATTATGTACAACCTATAAAATGGTATTGGATTTTTATATAGAGCTTAGTTCTAATACCGTCAAAGGTAGATATGTGGTACTCAAAAAGAAAAACAGCTTATTCAAAGGTAAAGAAATTGAGTATGGTAAAGATTTGGTTGGGTTAACTAGGAAGATTGATATGTCAGAAATCAAAACAGCATTAATTGCTGTGGGACCTGAAAATGACAAAGGGAAGCGTTTAGAGCTAGTTGTGACAGATGACGAAGCACAAAGTCAATTCAACCTACCTATGCGCTATATTTGGGGGATATATGAACCACAATCAGATGATCAAAATATGAATGAAACACGATTAAGTTCTTTAGCCAAAACAGAGTTAAATAAACGTAAGTCGGCAGTTATGTCATATGAGATTACTTCTACTGATTTGGAAGTTACGTATCCGCACGAGATTATATCAATTGGCGATACAGTCAGAGTAAAACATAGAGATTTTAACCCGCCATTGTATGTAGAGGCAGAAGTTATTGCTGAAGAATATAACATAATTTCAGAAAATAGCACATATACATTCGGTCAACCTAAAGAGTTCAAAGAATCAGAATTACGAGAAGAGTTTAACAAGCGATTAAACCTAATACACCAAAAATTAAACGACAATATTAGCAATATCAACACTATAGTTAAAGATGTTGTAGATGGTGAATTAGAATACTTTGAACGCAAAATACACAAAAGTGATACACCGCCAGAAAATCCAGTCAATGATATGCTTTGGTATGATACAAGTAACCCTGATGTTGCTGTCTTGCGTAGATATTGGAATGGTCGATGGATTGAAGCAACACCAAATGATGTTGAAAAATTAGGTGGTATAACAAGAGAGAAAGCGCTATTCAGTGAATTAAACAATATTTTTATTAATTTATCTATACAACACGCTAGTCTTTTGTCAGAAGCTACAGAATTACTGAATAGCGAGTACTTAGTAGATAATGATTTGAAAGCGGACTTACAAGCAAGTTTAGACGCTGTGATTGATGTTTATAATCAAATTAAAAATAATTTAGAATCTATGACACCCGAAACTGCAACGATTGGTCGGTTGGTAGATACACAAGCTTTATTTCTTGAGTATAGAAAGAAATTACAAGATGTTTATACAGATGTAGAAGATGTCAAAATCGCCATTTCAGATAGATTTAAATTATTACAGTCACAATACACTGATGAAAAATATAAAGAAGCGTTGGAAATAATAGCAACAAAATTTGGTTTAACGGTGAATGAAGATTTGCAGTTAGTCGGAGAACCTAATGTTGTTAAATCAGCTATTGAAGCAGCTAGAGAATCCACAAAAGAACAATTACGTGACTATGTAAAAACATCGGACTATAAAACAGACAAAGACGGTATTGTTGAACGTTTAGATACTGCTGAAGCTGAGAGAACGACTTTAAAAGGTGAAATCAAAGATAAAGTTACGTTAAACGAATATCGAAACGGATTGGAAGAACAAAAACAATATACTGATGACCAGTTAAGTGATTTGTCCAATAATCCTGAGATTAAAGCAAGTATTGAACAAGCAAATCAAGAAGCGCAAGAAGCTTTAAAATCATACATTGATGCTCAAGATGATCTTAAAGAGAAGGAATCGCAAGCGTATGCTGATGGTAAAATTTCGGAAGAAGAGCAACGCGCTATACAAGATGCTCAAGCTAAACTTGAAGAGGCAAAACAAAACGCAGAACTAAAGGCTAGAAACGCTGAAAAGAAAGCTAATGCTTATACAGACAACAAGGTCAAAGAAAGCACAGATGCACAGAGGAAAACATTGACTCGCTATGGTTCTCAAATTATACAAAATGGTAAGGAAATCAAATTAAGAACTACTAAAGAAGAGTTTAATGCTTCTAAAAGAACACTATCAAGATTGTTAGCAGACATCACTGTAAATGCTATGAAAGGCATCTATTTAAGGTATGACGAAAATGGGGCGATTACTTCACATACTATTGATAAAGATGGCGTGAAAATTAGTGGCGATAAAGTTGATATAACAGCGAATAGAGAATTTAATGTAGTCGCAAATAATATTAATAACAAAGTTGGTAAAAATGACATTGTTAATAGCCTAAACTTATCAAATGAAGGTCTTGACATCAATGTGAATAGAATTGGTATTAAAGGCGGAAATGCTAACCGTTATGTACAAGTTCAAAATGATTTTATTGAACTTGGCGGAATCGTACAACGAACTTGGAAAGGCAAACGATCAACCGATGATATATTCACACGTCTTAAAGATGGACATCTAAGGTTTAGAAATAATACCGCAGGCGGTTCACTTTATATGTCACATTTTGGTATTTCAACATATATTGATGGAGAAGGCGAAGACGGAGGTTCATCCGGTACTATTCAATGGTGGGATAAAACTTACAGTGATAGTGGTATGAATGGCATAACAATCAATTCTTATGGCGGTGTAGTCGCTTTAACATCTGACTACAATCGAATTATTATCGATTCATATGCTTCAGCTAATATTGAAAGTAGAGAAGCGCCGATATATTTATCTCCGAACACCAAAAATAAACCTGGTTTAAACCGATTCGCATTCACATTATCAAACGCTGATAGTGCATACGAAACTGACGGTTATATCATGTTTGGTTCAGATGAAAACTATAAGTACGGTGCTGGATTAAGATTTTCTAAACGTAGCAATAAAGGATTGGTTCAAGTCGTTAATGGTGACTATGCTACAGGCGGAGACACTACAATTGAATCAGGTATGGGCAAATTCAACTTAGTTAAACGAAGAGATGGAAATAGTTACGTTAGCATTCAAAGTTATGATTTATTGGCGGTAGGTTCTGATAATGCTGGCGATAGAGTCGCTTCTAATTCTATTTATAAGCGTACTTATTCAGCACCTGCTAACTTACACATTACTTCTGCTGGAACAATTGGGCGTGCTACTTCTGCCAAAAAGTATAAAATTTCAATCGAAAACCAATACATCAATGAAGACGATCAGTTCAGTCATTCAAAAGAGATTTTAAAGCTTCCAATTCGTACATGGTTTGACAAATATGAATCGGAAATAATGGCTAAAGAATTGGAAAGTGGTAAAAAGTTATCTGATGATACTTTTAAACTTAGTCGACATACTGGCTTAATAGCGGAAGAGGTTGAAGAATTAGGATTTAATGAATTTGTTATTTATGATGACAACGGAGAAATCGAAGGTATCGCATACGATAGACTTTGGGTTCATTTAATACCTATTATTAAAAACCAGCAATCAAAAATCGAAAAACTGGAGGAATTAATAAATGAATGATAGCAATCAAGGTTTACAAGCCAATCCACAATATACAATTCACTATTTATCGCAAGAAATCACAAGACTAACACAAGAAAATGCAATGTTAAAAGCATATATACAAGAACAAAATGAAAAAAGCAAAAGTGCTGAGGAAGAGTAATCCTTGGCACTATTTTTATACAAAAATTTAAGGAGGTCATTTAATATGGCAAATGAAATTATCAAAAAAACAGAGAGATTTATTTTAGTACAAATTGACAAAGAGGGAACAGAGCGCGTTTTGTATCAAGATTTTGTAGGCAGTTTTACAACGTCCGATTCAGCAAGTTATGCACAAGATTTTAAATCTGAGGAAAACGCTAAAAAGATTGCTGAAACTTTAAATCTTTTATATCAATTAACAGGCAATCAAAACGGTGTGAAAGTTGTGAAAGAAGTTGTGGATAGAACTGACTTGTCATCTGATAAATCAGTTGATAGCGAAACAATGTAACTATACTAAGTTATGAGCATTACGCTCATAGCTTTCTTAGAAAGTAGGTGTAGTTTTGGATGATATTCAGAAAATAAAAAAAGAGCTTTCTGAATTAGTTGAACGTGTTGATGATGTTGAAATACTAGCAAACGAAACAGCTGATCATGTGCTTGAACTTAGAGAGGAACATAAGCAACATCATAATGAACTAAGAGAATCTCATAAAGAACTTAAAGATAAGCAAGATAAAGTTGTAGATGAGAATTTAGAGCAAACAAAGATATTAAACAGAATTGAAGAAAGATATCAAACGCAAGTAGATGTTGCGCAAAAAAATGAAGAAAAGACACTCGCCCAAAATAAATGGCTCGTAGGTGCCATATGGGCGCTTGTAACAATTGTTATGATTGCAGTCATTACTGCATCAATTACTGCGTTATTACCTTAAGGGAGGTGGACATAATGAGTTGGGCAAGATGGTTATCATGTTATTTGTATGGTCGTAAATGTAAATAATGTTTTTGGTCAGTGCATCGGCACTGGCTTTTTATTTTGATTGAAAAGAGGTACGTACATGGTATTACACAGCTCAAAAGACAGGAAGCATACTGCAAGTGAAGTTGGGAAGTGTTGTCAATACCAAGTAAGTAAGATATCTGAAATGTATAATAGAGTAAAAATGAAATCTTTTTATTATATTATAGACAAGTATAAAAAAGGTATAGTAATATATGTATGTATAAGTAAATAATGATCATTCCATAATTATTGTATATAACTAATAATTACTCCAACAAAAATAATCTATTATACAAAAATTTCGGATAATAACAAGTTTATATGGAATTATGCTTTAGAGGTGAGTAAAATAAAAAAAACAACATTTATACTACTTTCATTTATTGCCCTAACGTTGATAACAAGTCCATTTGTAAATTGTAGCGAGAAAAGCGAAGAAATAAATGGAAAAGATTTACAAAAAAAGTCTGAATTGCAGGGAACTGCTTTAAGCAATCTTAGACAAACCTATTATCATAATGGAAGTGCTATAATTGAAAATAAAGAGAGTAATGATCAATTTTTAAAGAACACTATATTGTTTAATGATTTTTTTACAGGTCATCAATGGTATAATGATTTATTAGTAGACCTTGGTTCAAAAGACACCGCCAATATATACAAAGGGAAAAAAGTGGATTTATATGGTGTTTATTATGGTTATCAATGTACTGGGGGTACACCATTCAAAACAGCTTGTATGTATGGCGGTGTAACGTTACATGATAATAATCAATTGGAGGAAGAAAAGAAAGTACCGATTAACTTATGGATAGATGGTAAACAAAATACAGTACCTTTGGGAACGGTTAAAACTAATAAAAAAGAAGTAACTGTTCAGGAGCTAGACCTTCAGTCAAGACATTATTTACATGAAACATATAATTTATATAACACAGATGCATTTAATGGAAAAATACAAAGAGGATTAATTGAGTTTCACCCTTCTTCTGGTGATTCGGTTGGTTATGATTTATTTGGTGCTCAAGGACAATATCCAGATACACAGTTGAGGATATATAGAGATAATAAAACGATTAAGTCTAAAAATATGCATATTGATATATATTTATATACAACTTGAGTGAAATTTTGGCTGAAAAAATTTAAAATCTATAAAAAGTACCATAAGTTATTTTATTACTATACTTAAAACATTCACTTTTTTACTGCTGTTTGTAAGTTTTATAAAAAATTTCTATAGATAGTTTTGAACAAAGCGAGAATAATCTGAAAGTATACAAGCAGTAAAAAAAGTATATGTGCTATAATATGCTTTGAGCAAGTTGGATAGATGGTGGCTATCTGAGTATAAGGAGGTGGTGCCTATGGTGGCATTACTGAAATCTTTAGAAAGGAGACGCCTAATGATTACAATTAGTACCATGTTGCAGTTTGGTTTATTCCTTATTGCATTGATAGGTCTAGTAATCAAGCTTATTGAATTAAGCAATAAAAAATAACCATCGCTAACTTTGGCTGGTTTCGATGGTTAAATGGTTATTAATTTAATCTTTAATCTAAAATAGCCACCGTCTTTTTAACGGGCTCACTAGGGTAACATGTTTGCGCATGTTGCCCTTTTTCTATATATAAATTAACACACCATAATATAAATATCAAATAGACGGCTTATTAGTCGTCTTTTTATTTTGGATAAAAGGAGATAAGAATATGATTAATTGGAAAATTAGAATGAAACAAAAATCATTTTGGGTAGCGATATTGTCAGCTATCTTTTTATTTGCTCAAAACATCGCCAAAGCTATTGGGTATGATATTCAAGTTTATACAGAGCAATTAACAGACGGTTTAAACGCTATATTAGGATTTTTAGTATTAACTGGTGTGATTCAAGACCCGACTACTAAAGGTATAGGTGATAGCCACCAAGCTTTAGAATATGAAGAACCAAGAAGAAAATACTAGGAGGTAAAATAATGAAAACATACAGTGAAGCAAGAGCAAGGTTACGTTGGTATCAAGGTAGATATATTGATTTTGACGGTTGGTATGGTTACCAATGTGCAGATTTAGCAGTTGATTACATTTATTGGTTGTTAGAAATTAGAATGTGGGGAAATGCAAAAGATGCAATCAATAACGATTTTAAAAACATGGCAACAGTATATGAAAACACACCATCGTTTGTTCCACAAATAGGTGATGTGGCTGTATTTACCAAAGGAATATATAAACAATACGGTCATATTGGTTTAGTGTTTAATGGTGGTAATACAAATCAATTTTTAATTTTGGAACAAAACTATGACGGTAACGCAAATACGCCTGCAAAGTTACGTTGGGATAATTATTACGGCTGTACTCACTTTATTAGACCTAAGTATAAAAGTGAGGGCTTAATGAATAAGATCACAAATAAAATTAACCCACCTGCTCAAAAAGCAGTCGGTAAATCTGCAAGTAAAATAACAGTTGGAAGTAAAGCACCTTATAACCTTAAATGGTCAAAAGGTGCTTATTTTAATGCGAAAATCGACGGCTTAGGTGCTACTTCAGCCACTAGATACGGTGATAATCGTACTAACTATAGATTCGATGTTGGACAGGCTGTATACGCGCCTGGAACATTAATATATGTGTTTGAAATTATAGATGGTTGGTGTCGCATTTATTGGAACAATCATAATGAGTGGATATGGCATGAGAGATTGATTGTGAAAGAAGTATTTTAATTCTTAGGTTAAAATGTTAAATATTTGTTAATTATTTTTTAATGTAAGTTTAGTTTATTTTAATATTTTCTTGATTTTTAATATTTTCTCAATATAAAATGAAGTTGTTGATATTTATCATCTTAAATAAGTGTGTTAGCTATAAAAAGAGATGAATAAAAACAAATATATTATATTTGGAGGAAGCGCCATGCTCAAAAGAAGTTTATTATTTTTAACTGTTTTATTGTTATTATTCTCATTTTCTTCAATTACTAATGAGGTAAGTGCATCAAGTTCATTCGACAAAGGAAAATATAAAAAAGGCGATGACGCGAGTTATTTTGAACCAACAGGCCCGTATTTGATGGTAAATGTGACTGGAGTTGATAGTAAAGGAAATGAATTGCTATCCCCTCATTATGTCGAGTTTCCTATTAAACCTGGGACTACACTTACAAAAGAAAAAATTGAATACTATGTCGAATGGGCATTAGATGCGACAGCATATAAAGAGTTTAGAGTAGTTGAATTAGATCCAAGCGCAAAGATCGAAGTCACTTATTATGATAAGAATAAGAAAAAAGAAGAAACGAAGTCTTTCCCTATAACAGAAAAAGGTTTTGTTGTCCCAGATTTATCAGAGCATATTAAAAACCCTGGATTCAACTTAATTACAAAGGTTGTTATAGAAAAGAAATAAAACAAAATAGTTGTTTATTATAGAAAGCAATGTCTTGATTGAATATGTGTAGTGAAAATTATCTTTCATCAAATTCTCATTCATGCACGAATGGTTCTTCCCCACCTAATCAGATATTAGGTGACTTATGGGGAGAAATCAGTTAGGATGAAAAAGTGGATAATCCTTTTTTAGGCAGGTACTTCGGTACTTGCCTATTTTTTTATGTTATAATCTTTCTAGACGTATTCAAAGGACGTCTTTTTAGATTGTATGTTATAGCTAGCCTTCCGGTTAATTTTTTGTTATGATGTGTTACACATGCATCAACTATTTACATCCTTGTTCACCCAAGCATGTCACTGGGTGTTTTTTCTTATGATAGAGAGCATAGTTTTCATACTACTCCCCCGTAGTATATATGACTTTAGCATTCCCGTATAATAGTTTACGGGGTGCTTTTTATGTTATAATTAATTGTATATAGTAGGAGTGAACTATATAGCCTGTTAAGTGGCCTAGTAACCTAACACTTATCCTGGCAATTGATACCCTTTTTGCCCTTCACTCGATAAATATATCTCAACAACATAGAAATATTACAGTCGCTACACCGCATCTTAAATGGTGTGGTTATTTTTATTGGAAGTGTGTATCAGGTATCAGTAATGTTAAAACACCAGCTAAAAATGAAAAGAATTCACCAGTGCCAGCAGGTTATACACTCGATAAAAACAATGACCGTATAAAAAAGAGACTGGTTATTACACAGTTGCCAATGTTAAAGGTAATAACGTGAGGGATGGCTATTCAACTAATTCAAGAATTACAGGTGTATTACCCAATAACGCAACGATCAAATATGACGGCGCATATTGCATTAATGGCTATAGATGGATTACTTATATTGCTAATAGTGGACAACGTCGTTATATAGCGACAGGAGAGGTAGACAAGGCAGGTAATAGAATAAGCGGTTTTGGTAAGTTTAGTGCAGTTTGATAATTAGATATATAAAGGTTTGGCAAGTTATGAAATGTCTGCCAAACCTTTATATAAAAAAGAAATATCTACCTTTTAATTTATGTAACTACTATTAGTATGCATATTCATTAGTTTTACCAGGACCATTAATTACATAAGATGATTTAGACTCTCCTTTTTTAAAGAAGTATGTTTTATACATTTTACCTAGTAACTCAACATTTTTTCTATCTTCAGCAAGTGGTGTATTCAGATATACTGTATAGTAACCTTTATTTTCAGTTAAAATAACCATTTTTTCAAATTGAGCAGTATTTTTTGTGCCTTTCTCTAAATAATTTCTCAAACGTTCATCTAATTTTCCTAGCGTTGTAGGAAGACCACTATTTTTAAATGATTCTTTATAAGCTTTTTCTTTCTCTAACATTTTCTTATTTGATTCTATTTCTTCATTTGTAGGAAACGGTTCAAAAGTAAAAGCTTTCGCTGAATGATGGTGTGTACTGATTCCTGCCGTTAAAAAACTTAATGCTAAAACTGTTGTTGCTAATTTCTTTTTCATAATGATGTTAATTCTCCTTAAATTCTATATTTAAATTTATAGTTAGTTTTGCGAAATTCCTAAAATGAGTTTAATCTAATCGACGAAATATATTAATTAACTTGAAATTAATAAAAGATTAATTATTTTTAACTAAAAATTAAAGTTCAATTAGTGTTTTGATGAATTTGGTCTTGATAAATTGAAATGATCTAAAAAACGCTATAATTTTTCTATTAATAGTAATTAATATGTGTTATATTTATCTTAGACACAGCAATGTGTTCAAATTTTCATCTATTCATAAGCTAGCCTTCGGGCTAGTTTTTTTGTGCTATATATTTGTTTTAATTAAATAAAATTAGATAATGCAATAGTAGCCATTTTATGTTAATATTACCTTGGGCGTTTTCAAGGAGCGCCTTTCATTTTTTATGTATTGCTCCTTTTCGGGCTAGTTTATTAAATTTATTTTTGCGCTTTCCAAATCAATGTATATGTGTTATATTGTTTATGGGAAGTAGGTAAGCATTTCGGTGCTTACCTTTTTTTGTTTTTCTATAAATACAATAAGGTATGTCAATTTGATAATTTATTAATTTTCATTTAATAAGAAGATCTATATAGTTAATGAATAATTAATGTACTTTTTTTTAGTTAGTCATTAAAATAAATTAGTACTAATTACTAAGGAGAATAAAAAATGAAAATTAGAAAATCTATACTTGCGGGAACTTTAGCAATCGTTTTAGCATCACCACTAGTAACTAATCTAGATAAAAATGAGGCACAAGCTAGCACAAGCTTGCCAACATCGAATGAATATCAAAACGAAAAGTTAGCTAATGAATTAAAATCGTTATTAGATGAACTAAATGTTAATGAATTAGCTACTGGAAGTTTAAACACTTATTATAAGCGAACTATAAAAATTTCAGGTCTAAAAGCAATGTATGCTCTTAAGTCAAAAGACTTTAAGAAAATGTCAGAAGCAAAATATCAACTTCAAAAGATTTATAACGAAATTGACGAAGCACTAAAAAGTAAATATTAAAAAAACCACCCTTTTACGGGTGGTTTTAATTTTCTAGATAATATAAAAGTGTTCATAAATAAAACAGTATAGGCAAACAATAAAGTATTGAAAAAAGTAAGTTTAATATGAAAATTGTTAAATGAACGACATCTTTTGTTTTTATAAATATCAAGAAAATAATCAAACTCAAAATAAATAACGTAACTGTAGTCATAGGCGTCCATACATAATCAGCATTAGTCATTAAGAATGGTGCAGCCATTATGAAAAAATTTATAATGCAGATGAAATAGACAATTAGACTATAAATTAGGTAAATAACAATACACACCCTTCATAAATAAATAAATAAATAATTTAAATCCTATATATTTTAACAAAAGTAAAACACAGAAGTGTAGAAAATAAAAATATTGGTAAATAAAATCAATAAGTTTAACCGATATGTTGCTCGCTTCATACCGTATATTGCAACAAAAATTCCGATCAAGAAAAATATAGCCCCTATGATAAAACAGAAATCCGATGCTGAACTATTAAAAAATGAGGTGTTTAGAGTTAGAAAATGAGTTAATGAGTTGACTATAACTAATAAGATATTAATTATATTTGTATGGTTCTTCACATGATACCTCCAAGTAAAAAAATCTAATTAATAAAGTGAATGCTTGATGAACAAGCAGTTATTCCAAACAGAATCAATAAGAAAAGTAGAATCAACATGCTAATGCCCCATAAACAACCCTTTTCACTTTCTCTATTATTAATTTCTTGACTTCTTTTAAAGATATTATTACTTTTACATTCTTTAGTTGTTTTAAATTTCACGTTTTTATTACTTCCTTTTGTCTAAAAGTTTACAATGAATTTTTGATTATAATAATATATTCAAAATAGTACTATCTAGTTTGATATGTCAAGCAATATTATTATAAAATTGGAATTCTGAGTTGTCTACTCTAATTTATTATATTTACCTATAAAAATACACCTCAAAAAATAGATTTTTCAGTCTAGCTTTTGGGGTGTACATTCCACACAAACATGTGATTATTTTGATGTTTCTATTAAACTTGTAATTTTAAATTTAAAGTCCCTAAAAAGTCCCTAAAATTTTATTTTATATGAGGTATTATTGATAATGATAAAGTTATAAACCTTGATATTATGCTGTTTTACTTTTTGAATGATAAGTAATTTTATGTTAAAAGTCTCCAGTTTGGATACAAAACGGTCGATAACATATAAACGTTATGACTAACTAACTTCAAATCAGTATCATCTTTCTTAGATTCGGCTTTGGCACTATTGTCAGTAAGTGCACCAACTAATAATAAATTTGCTAATGCAAGTGTTGCAACTTTTTTTAGTGAATTGGATTTTGTTTTTTTTACCATCAT